AAGGTCCAAGCAGAACTGATTTACATTGATGCAGGGCACACATTTGAAGGGACAATGTCAGAACTAAGAAATTTTTATCCACTACTAAAAAAAGGAGGTGTCATATTCGGACACGATTATGACTGGCCAAGTGTTAGACAAGCAGTTATCACATTTTCAGCTATTCTTAAAGCTCAAGGACTACCTTACAAGATTAAAGCGTTTGGTGATGAATTAGTATATGGTGATAATAACAAGTTCTGGGTTATAGGATTGGAAGATGAAGATAAACCCTGTAAGAATTAGGAAAGACCCAGTGTATTTCATTGAGAAAATAATAGGTATGAACCTCATAACATACCAAAAAGAGTGGTTACACCTTCTGCAGAAGAAAAAAAGGATTACACTTCTCGCTTTCAGATCATCAGGAAAGACAAGACAGCTAATAGTGCATCACTGCCTTTGGAGGGCTGTTTGCGAGCCAAAAACTGAGTTCTTGATCATATCTAAAACTTTACCTCAAGCAATCAAAATTCTTAAAGACATCAGAACAACACTTGTGACTACTCCTTTGCTTAAAACTGTGATTCCATCAAACAGAAGCCAAAGCTGGAGCCGAACAGAAATAGAACTGGCAAATCATTCGTATATGAAAGCAAGAGCTTACAATGAGAACATTAGAGGGGAGCACGTTGACGGTGTTTACTGTGATGAGCTTGGAGAGTATGATGATCATGAAATCCTAAAAAAAGCCGTTTTTCCAACGCTAAGAGCTAAACGAGGGCAGTTTGTCGGATTAGGCACTCCAAAATCAGAACTTGACCTTTTACACTCTATTGAGAAAGATCCGGGCTTTGCAAGTATTTACACAGACAGATACCCTGCGGAAGGTGAAAAAGGGAATTTGTTCGAACAACGATATCCGGAAATGAGAATAGAACACAAAGAAGGTGCAGTTCACATAGTGGATAAGAAAACTGGGATAACTGAAGAAACCTATTCTACAATGACTTGGTCACAAGAATTCTTACTTAACCCGGTAAGCATGCAAGACAAGCTATTTCCAGATCATATGGTAAATGCCTGTCTTGACCCTACAGAAACGTTCCAGGAAGGTCCTAAAGTGATGAAACAATACTTTATGGGTGTGGACTTCGCAATGAGCGCTCAGTCAGGAAGCGATTACACAGTGGTTATAATCTTAGAAAAAGGACCTTCAAGTCACAAGCTAAAACTGGTTGCTATGGAAAGATTCCAAGGATTAGACTATAACATTCAAAAAGAGAGAATTAAAGAATTAGCTTTCAAATACCAGATTATCAAAGCATTAGGGGATGAAGGCAGCTTTGGAAAAGTGTTCATTTATGACTTGAAAAAAGAAGGTGTTCCTATTGACGGGTATAAGTTCACATACCAAAGCCATACTAAGGAAGAATTGATTAAGGCATTGCGTGACCAATTTGAAAAAGAAGGGTTTTGCTTTCCTTACAGCCAAGAAGATGTTAAAACTTATACTATGATAAAAACATTGCTGAATGAGCTTACAAAATTCGGGATAATCTTTGATATGCGCAATAAGATGGTAAAATTTCAAGGGACTGGAAAGCATGATGATTGCGTGATAGCCTTAGCACTTGCGAACTTTATTTCTCGACATATAACAATGGGGATGTTTAGTGCAATAAAAGGCAGTCAAATCCGGAATAATCCTTTCTCAGTAGCTGTTAAATAAGCTATGTTAAAAATAAATTTGATAAGAATGATGATTATGGTAAAGATTCCCCTATTTAGCAGAGTTAAAAACGCGTTAATTAAAGAAGGGGGAAAAGCTTTTGTTAGCATTGGAAAAAGAGTTTCTTCCACGATACTTAATTCAGAAATAGAAATGGACAATTCTGAAAGAGTTGCCAAATTCAAACAATACCAGCGAGCTTATGAAAGAGTCCCGCTAATATCTGCTATTATTGATGTTCAAGCAGACCAGGCAGTTCAAGATTTCCACTTTGAAGGTCCTAACTCTGAAAAGCTTACCGATTTCGCAAACAAGGTGAATCTGATGGGATTCTTCCACAAAGTCGTGAAAGGAATGCTCACATACGGAAATGCTTACGTGGAAGTTGTTAAAGATGGGGAAGAAATATCAGAGCTTAAAGTTCTTGACCCAATATGGTTTGATGTTTACCGAGAAGATAATGGTGACATCATAGGATACTCACAAATAATTCAAGATAATCACTTAATTCTTTGGGGTTCAACAGGTGATTCCAGAAAGAATGAAAAGTTCAAAATAAAACTTGGGAAAGAAGAAATGAAGAATATTGCTCATTTCAGATATAACGTTTTGCGATCAGAGAAGTATGGTAGAAGCGTTCTCGCACCGCTCATGTCAAATCTGAAGATGAAACTTGATATGGAAGTTGACCTTTCAAAAGTACTTTTCAAATACGTAGCACCGCTAATCTGGGCAAAAGTAGGAAGTGATCAGATGCCAGCGCAACAATCTCAAGTAACTGCAGTTTCTAATACTTTGAGAGATTTACAAGCTGAAAGCGAGGTTACCACTTCTCACCTTGTTGACTTGCAAGTTCTCGGATTTAACGCTAAAGGAATGGATATCAAAACTCCTATGGACTATATGGAACAGCAAATAATCACTGGCGGGCTCGTCCCTCCAGTTCTTCTTGCAAGAACGGGTGCGAACACTGGAGATGCAGAAGTGCAGCTTAGAAGCTTTGGAAGGCATATCAAATCACTTCAGAGAGAGCTAAAATACGAGTTTGAAGATAACATTCTTGTCATGCAAGGTCTTGGAAGTCCTGAAGACCAGCTAGTATGGCAGAAAGCAGAAGAAAGAGAGTGGGAAGTTGATGTTGACATGATTAGAGGGCTTGTTACTGATGGTATAATCACTCCACAAAAAGGAAATGATTTGTTACCACCAAAATACAAGGAAGTCCTACCTGAAATAGATCCAATGAGTGAGGATGTTGGAGCTGACGGAGTGAAAAAGCCAAGACCAACCCAAAGAAAAGCGAACAAAGTCACAGATAAGCCAAACGATCCAACTCAAACAACAAAGAATAAAAACACACAAGGAAGGCGAATCAAAAAGAATGATAGGAAGGTGCCAGTTAAATGAGCGATCCAATCGTAGTTCTTGGAAGCAATCCTCCAGAAGAAGAACTACCATTATTTGATGAGTCAGGAAAACAAGTAGGTGTTTACAGAAACGTGAAGGATAAGCCTTTACCAAATCAAGAATTACAGGAGAGTATAGAAATATGATGATCAAATGCCCAGTTTGTAACAATCGTCACGTGCTTCCTGATAATTATGACAATAAAGATTTTATATGCCCAAATGTTGGTTTAACTCCGAAAATATTTCAGAATTTGATACCAACAGACTTGCTTACTAGAGCAGGATATAACATGAATACTAGAAGCACAAAAGTTGATGAGGCAAGACCTACAACAATCATTGTTGAAGGCCCATCATATAGAAGAACAGGTGATCCAAATGGTGAATTCAAAAAAAATTACTGAACAAATAGAGTTTTCATGGCAGCCAGAATTTAACATTGTTGAATCTGCTCCAGGATGGATTAAGATTGGTGGAACAGCACTGGTCGAAGGGCTTTCTAAAAACAATAATTTTTATTCCAAACAGAACTTGGAAGAAAATAGTGGGAAAGAATTCAAATGGTTATTTGGACATCCTGCAGAGCCAGAAACTCACGTTGTTGGAAAGGGTAGCCTTTCACTTTCCGAAGGAAAGCTAGTTCACGGTGGGAAGATTAGGAATACTGCAAGTCACCCAGACGTTGTTGAGTCTGTAAGAGATGGATTTTTAGGACCTTCAATTCATGCAAGTGCGAAGGTGACTAATAAAGATGGAGTTTATCACGTTGAAGGCTTAAGCATAGATGGAATAGGGCTTGTGGCATTTCAAGGTGTAAAAGGTGCAAGTATTGATTACGCTATAGCAGAATCATTTAATAAGAAATTGAACGAAATGAAGGAGTCCGCTAAGGACGTTAATAACAAAGACAAAGGTGATGTTATAATGGAAGAAGAAAAACCAGTTGAACCTGCTAAGGAAGAACCTAAAGTAGAAGAACCTGCTAAGGAAGAACCTAAAGCAGAAGAACCTGCTAAGGAAGAAGAACCAGCAGTAGAAAGTGAAGCTTTGAAAAAAGTTCAGGAAGAATTGAAAGAGATGAAAGAAGCAAGAGAGTCAGAAAAGAAAGAAGTTCTTGTTGAATCCATTAGGAAAATAAACTCTAAAATGGACAAGGTAGAACTGATGGAAAGAAGTCTTAGCGAGCTTGAACTTATCAAAGCATATGAGTCAAAGAGCGCTGGGAGGACATCAGCAATAGCTATTGTTGAGTCTGACGACAAAGGAGAAGCAACCATTGAAGAAAAAAATGGTGCACTATCCTTCAGCAAACCTGCTTGGGAAAAATTCAATCAGGAACTAAGAGAGAGAGTGAGGTGAACTAAAAAATGGCACAAACAGGATTTACACTCTCAGATGAAGGCCGGACTCTTTCAGTCACGAACGATTCTGGGACAACTGCAATCTATGCAGGGGACTTGTGTTACAGTGCGGCAAATGATGACAAGCTAACAGCTACAGCAGCATCAGCAAGAAATGCTTATGCAGAAAGTGACGTAACTGTTAAGTCAATAACTTGTTCAGCAACAGGATACAAGACAATCCTTGGTATAGCACTGGAAGACATACCTGCATCAGGACACGGCGTTATCGCTATGGAAGGTGTATTCATACATCAGGTACAAGCAAACGTTGAAGCAGGAAATTTGATAAGAGCCACCGCGGCTACGGCAAGCGAGCTAGTCGCATTAGCTGGAGCAACAACAACAGTTACCGAGGCAGTATTTGAGAATACTCTATACAAAATCGGAAGGGCAATAACAGGAGGAAGCGCAGACGGTAAATACATCGCCTGGAAGCTTTCCCTTTGAGGTGAAAAAGAATGCCAAGCCAAATACTAACATCAGACAGCGCAGACTTTGCAAGCTCAACAGCTGGAAGTGGTACAATGTCTGTACTGATTCCGAAAACATTACTGAATCAGGTAATGAACTCTGTAAGAAAGAAGCTAGTGCTAAGAGGTCTAGCTGCGAGGATATTCGGACCTGCATCAATACCTGGAAGGACACTTGTAATTCCATTGCAGAAAGTAATAACTTCATCCACAGCACTCCCTATGCAAAGAGTGAATGAAGGTGGAGAGATACCACTTGGGCAGACACAATTCGAGAACACAACCTTAACCCCGGTTAAGTATGCGACGAGAATTGGAGTTGCTAAAGAGCTTCAGGAAGACAACATTTTGGAACTGTTATCATACCACGCAGAACTTGCAGGGTATGAGTTCGCAGATAACGAAGAATCATTGATAGTAGCACAGCTTGATGCGGCAGATACGGCTTCATCTCATAGCGTTGCTAACTCCAATGCGACTTTGCCTATCACGGACATAACAGCAGCCATGCAGAACTTGGAAGCAGATAATCACACCCCAACACATATGATAGTCGGTGTAGAAGTTGCCAATGATCTAAGGAACATTGACACTTTTGTTGAAGCTGACAAGTCAGGTGTGAACAACCCTACAAAGAGCTTGATCGGGACAATCTTTGGAATGAAAGTGTTAGTGTCAAATAATGTGTCAGCTAAGTTGGCTTACGTTATTGATGCAGCACACGCTTTCATCATAGCAGAGAAAAGACCTATAACTGTAGAAAGATACAGTGATTACGCAAGGGATTCCGGGTTTGTTGTTGTAACACAGAGGTTTGCAACAGTCTATCTGAGAGCTAATGCAGTGTCAGAAATTACAACCACTTAAAAAAGTGGTTATTTTTTTATTTTTTATATACATATAAACCAGAGA